ATACAGCTTCGTTTAAAGATTGTAAAGATGCAAATGAATATTTACTTAAGTATGGAGGTCCTTCTTTAGTTAAAGTTATTAATACAGCTAGTCCAGTACCATTAGAAAATGTAACAACCTTTAAAGATATTGAAGGTGATGTTGTAGACTTTGTTGAAAACGGTTTCAAACCTGGATTTCAAATAGGCTTACGTAACTTTGATGATATATTTTCTACATATACAGGACAGTTTATAACTGTTACAGGAATTCCAAGTTCTGGTAAATCAGACTTTGTTGATCAAATGGTTATAGGTTATAATCAGCAGCATGATTGGAAGATAGCTTTTGCTTCACCTGAAAATGCACCTACATATTTACATGCTCATAAATTAATGAGGAAAGCTTGGCAAGGTATGCCGCTAAAAAAAGATATAGGTACAGAAAAATGGGAGCAAACAACTGAATATATAAATGATAACTTTTATTTTATTGATATGGAACGTTATACATTAGATTCAGTATTAAGAAAAGGCGCTGAACTTGTAAAGCGTAAAGGTATTAAATGTTTAGTTATAGATCCATTTAATAAGGTTAGAGACTTAGATTCTAACAACGGTGACGTTAATGTTTATACGTTAGAGTACTTAACTAAGATTGAAATGTTTGCTAAAAAATATGATGTATTAGTTATTATAGTTGCTCACCCAACTAAAATGTATAAAGATGCAAACGGTAAAATTGAAGAACCTACAATGTATAATATTAAAGGTGGAGGTGAATGGTATGATGCTAGTTACCACGGTTTATTAGTTCACAGAGACTATGAAAAGAAAACAACAAAAGTTAAAGTATTAAAGGTTAAGTTTCAGAATTTAGGTGAGAATGGTGCTGAATCATTTTTCACTTGGGAAACAAGATCAGGTTGTTATATACCATACTCGCAACCTATACCTGAAAATGCTATAATGCCTTGGGAGTAGTACGTAACAAATACGATAACAAAAAGATAATATGGCAGGAACAGTAAACGCAATGGATGTTGGTAGGAAAAGAAAAAAGAGTATCATGGGTACTTACTTTCCAACAGTAAAAGAAAGAGCAGCAAATGATTTTTGTATTAAAAATAATATAAGGATTTCATACTCTCCGATTTCTACAGGATCCGCTCCTAGAGAATGGTACATATCAATTGTTATTGGGCCATATAAAAAAGGTGAAAAACCTAACTTGTCGCCAGAATCTTATGGCGCTATTGAATGTAAGAAAATGATGTATAAAACATGTATATACTACTATGACAAATATAGAGACTGAATACACAGGTTTAATATCCGGTATATTATACGGAGGTAAACCAAAAGCAGATAGAACAGGTACAGGCACAAGAGCTGCGTTTGGTAGAATGTTATATCACGATATGAAGCTAGGCTTCCCAATATTAACTAAAAAGAAAATTATATTTAATCATGCAAAAACAGAATTATTTTGGATTGTCTCTGGCAGAAACGACTTGGACTATCTTATTGATAACGGGGTCAAATATTGGACTCCAGATTACCAGAGATCTGGGAGGACAGATGGAACACTTGGTCCCGTATACGGCTATCAGTGGAGGAATGCTAATGGCATCGATCAATTACAAAAAGTTCTTCAGGAGCTTAGGGAAAATCCCACCAGTAGACGACTCATGGTATCAGCTTGGAATGTTTCTGATCTTCACGATATGGTATTACCTCCTTGTCATTACAATTTCCAGTTATTTTTTAATGACGGGCAGTTAGATTTAATGTGGCAACAAAGAAGTGCAGATGTATTTCTAGGATTACCTTATGATATAACTATGTATGGTTTGTTATTAGAAATGATAGCAGAAGGTGCTGGTTGTAAAGCAGGTAAATTAATAGCTAGCTTAGGAGATTGTCATTTATACAATAATCATTTAGAGCAAGCTGAAGAATATATTGCAGCAAAGCAGTATGATCTACCCAAACTTAAAATGGGATGGGGAGGTATCAAATTAAGAGAAGGTGCAAACGATTTTGTATTTATTCCTAATAAAGATACTATAACATTAGAAGGATATAATCACAGTCCTGCTATTAAAGCAGAATTATCTGTAGGAAAATAAAACAATATGGAAGAAATATATTATATTTATCACATACCTAATAAAAAAATCGGTGTAACACGTGATTTAAAGAGTAGAGTTACGCTTGTGCAGGGCTATAAGCCTGGGGAATATGAAGTTCTAGATTCTTCGTCCGATATTAATTATATATCAAAGCGAGAAATAGAGCTTCAAAAGTTTTATGGGTATAGAGTTGATAGAACATTATATAAAAATTTAGTAAATAAAAAAATGAAAATAAACGCAACAGAGCAAACTTCAACGTTCCCTTGTAGCAAATCCAAACTTAAATCTACATTGAATAAAAATGTAGGCTTAACATGGCAAACGCCATTAGGGGAATTTACAATAAACGATGACTCAATTAAATGGATGGTAGCTAATTCACACAAGTCTATGTATGATGATACCAGAACTTACATTTACAACAAAGCTTTTTATGAAGCACTATTAGCTGAACCTAAGTACAACAATGAAGAATTGTTTGACTTAATTAGACAATGGGCAAAGGATAGAGGCTTATACGAACAAGGAGATGTTAAAACACAATTAATAAAATTATATGAAGAAACAGGAGAATTATCACGATCCACTCTTAAGAACGATCAAGAAGGTGTTATCGATGCTATTGGTGATAGCATTGTTGTTCTTACTAATCTTGCCGAACTCAACGGTGTTTCAATTGAAACTTGTATGCAGTCTGCTTATGATGAGATATCTAATAGAACTGGGAGAATGCTAAACGGAACATTTGTAAAAGATTAATATGGAAATAAGAGATAAAATAATAGAATCAGTAGTAAAAAAGTTTATTAACAGATCTGATGTAGGTTATAAAAAGTACGGCGTTACTTTACATAAAGATGACCAACCCTTAGATACATGGCTTCAACATATTCAAGAAGAATTAATGGATGCTGTCAACTATATAGAAAAAACAAGACACGCATTAAAAGATGAAATAGAAGACTGTTATTTAAGAGATCTTAAAGCAAAAGAATAATGTACAAAAGAAGAAGACCTACTAGAAAAAAGGGTCCTGTACAATCTAAGAAGATTAGTTATGATGGACATAACTTTGCATCAGGATTAGAGAAGTATATGTATATGGCCTTAACAAATGCAAAAATAAAAGCTAAATACGAAGGCGAAACTTTTGTACTATTAAATGGATTTCATTTTGAAAATGAAGTTTATGAGAGACAAGCTAACTCAAAAGGAGAATTTATAAACAGAGGAGAAAAAAGAATATTGCCAATAAAATACACACCTGACTTTATAGGTGATGATTTTATAATTGAAACTAAAGGTAGACCTAATGAATCATTTCCTATTAGGTGGAAGTTATTTAAAAAATTAGTTACTGAACAGTTCCCAAGCTATATACTTTTTAAACCGCAAAATCACAAAGAATGCGACAGAGTAATAGAAATTCTGAAAAACAAAAAAAGTTAGCAAGATTAAAGTACACAGAAAGGCAAGTTGATAAACATATTAAATGGGCCGTTAATAGAGGATTTCTTAGGTGGAAAGAGCTTATGGAAATTCACGATAAATATAATATAAAAGTATATGAATAGAGTTTGGAGAATATCTGTAGGTTTATATCCAGGGGTATTAATAGGAATTAGATCCTATGATTTAGACGAAGTAGTGTCACACGTGCTATACCTACCATTTATGGATATAGCTTTAGAAATAATGAAACAAGATAAAGAAGATTAATATGGGATTATTTAATGAAAGAATAGCTTACAAACCTTTTGAGTACCCAGAGTACTACACTGAAGGTTGGTTAAAACAAGCGCAAGCATTTTGGTTACACACGGAAATACCAATGAGTGGTGACGTAAAAGACTGGAATGAAAGATTAACAACTTCTGAAAAACATCTGGTAGGAAATATACTATTAGGATTTGCACAAACAGAATGTGCGGTATCAGATTATTGGACACAAAAAGTAGTTGGGTGGTTTCCTAAACATGAAATACAGCAGATGGCTATGATGTTTGGATCGCAAGAAACTATTCACGCTGTAGCTTATTCATATTTAAATGAAACTTTAGGTCTTGAAGACTTTGAAGCTTTCTTACA